TCTTTAGAACATTCTTAGTATAAACTCCGGCATCCACTTTCGCACTTCACTCTCTCCTTTTATCCAGTTGGTGTAGTTATCGTATTGTTGCATCAGTTCATTTGCTCTCCTATCTTTCACTTCTACTCTTACACCTATATTCATTTCTTTACACCATAGTTGGAAATCTTTTAAACTTTGTGTTTGTTCTCTCTCTATCTCTATACTATGTAATCTCTCTATACTTATGTTGTCTAATGTTATACTTTGCATTTTCTTAACTGAATTTATTTTACTTAAGGTTTTCCGATTTGTTATATTAAGCTTTTGCTTTAGGTGGGTTATTAGTAAAGACTTGTGCTAACAATTCATCTTCTTCTTTTTCATCAATCTCGCTTTCCATATTCACTTGCTTCAATATACTAATCGCGTGTCTCAACTCTCGCAACTTCTCACTCGCCAACCACTTAGGTTTGCCATCCTTCAAAGCTTTTATCTTCTTCATCAGTACTACCTCAGCGTGCTTTAGTATTTTTATAGGTTCTTCCATTTTTTACTTTTTACTTTTTCTTTTTATGTTTACTTTGTGTTTTATACTATTCCAACAAGCTTTATAATATTTCACTTCATTATATCTCGCTTGCCTTTCGTATGGGTTTCTACTATATGATCCGGGGTATTTAAAATATTTTGTGGTTATCGGTTGTAATTGGTGCGTCCATTCGTGTATACACGTTTGCAGTAATTCTTTCACATCATCAATACTTCCGTAGTAAATTAAAATTTCATTTAGTTCATCATCATATTCACCTACCAAATCAGGATCAAATCCTTTTGTAATACTCCAACTCGGTAAATATTTTTTTCTATTGTTCACTCCTAAATTATCCCTACACCATCGTAGAGCATGGTTCGCAACTTTGATAGTGGGACCTCGTTCCAACGAATCTAATCTAGTTTTTAAATATATCATTGTTTCAATTTTATATAAAAGAAAAAAGGCACTCTCGTCAGTGCCTTTTATAAATTGATTGAACTTTGTTGTAAAGTAAATCGGAGAATAACCATTTGAGTAAGTAACGAGATATTCAATCAATGTAGAGCGGAGAGCTAGAATCGAACTAACTCTTTTAATCTGGAAGAATAACGTGCTAACATCATTACACTATCTCCGCTTCATTAGGACGAGGAATCTTTACAACCATATTACTATGGAATCTTTACAACCTCGAACTAAATTATTTTACTACTGATGTAGTATCTACTGATACTGAAGTAGTATCAACTGCAACAGCTGTTGAATCACTTTTCACTTCAGTTGATTGATTACTTCCACACGCTACCATACCGAAAGTAATTGCAACTGCCATAGCACCTACCTTTGCTTTATTCAAGATAGTTGATAATCTTTTCGCGTTGTAAAGAGCTTTCGTTGTAAAGAAATCTCTTTTTTGTTCAGAAGTAGTTGTCGCTGCTTCGTTCAAATTGTTTACTAATTCAGTTACCTGATAATTCACTTTTGTACTAATTTTCTTAGCCATAAAATTGTTTTTTGGTCCCGTTATTTATTAATCTGTGAACTCCGCTACATTGGGACCGTTAATGTAGTTTTGTTCAGTATGTTTACAATATACGAAAATTATTTCACTTTACCAAATTTAATTGGTGGTAAGTTTATATTTTTTCTAAAGTTGTTGATATCGTTTTGCAATTGTTTGCTAGTTTTCAATCTATCTTTTATTATTGAACCATTTACTGCACCTAAATACCATTTAACGGATGTTTCATTTAAATTTTTATATCCCAATTTATTCATTTCAGAAATTAAAAATTTTGTATCTTCGTTTCTAAATTTATCTAAGTTAGACATTGCACTTCTAAAATATACATTAGCCAAATACCACAATGTTTTAGTTTGATTAGTATAAGTTTCATTTGCAGTCCATTGTTTCATTACTCTATTCATTTTGTTTTATTTTATTGTTTACCAAATATTATTTTAAATTCTTCGCTACTTCTAAAAGTACTTTGATTTTTTTAGTACTTAATCCTCCAACTTCTTTTAATAATTGTGCCCACGTAACTCCGGCACCCTTTGTTACATCCATATAACGATTGAAGTCTAATTTTATTTTTTGGTTTTCAATCATCATTTCTGCAAACTCTTTGTTCATTTCATTTAATCCCATAATCGCACCTTTAAAAGCACGGGGAGCATTTGAATATACTTTTTTGATTTTGTTCCAATATGTTTCACCCATTGTAGGATATGTTTTTACATCTCTCGTAAATAAAACATACAAAGGATAATTTCCATATTCTTTGATGATACCACGAATTGCAGAATCAAATTTTAGATTTGATGGTGCGGATACTATCCAAACATAAAAAGGTGTTTCAATATTATCAATTAAGAATATATTTTTTCTTCCTACCTTTTCAATCCAATTAAAATGTTTTTGTAACATCTTTATTGCTTTTGGTAATTCACTTCTAAATTGTGCTGCATTTTCGTATGGGTTACCACCTTTGTTAATTGTTTTCACTTTCATTTTTTTGAATTTAATTTTTTATTTATCGGTATCTTCGGGACGTTTTGCTTTTGAATCTCTCATATCTGCATCAATCCATTTTTCCAAATCAACGTTTACCAATTCGCTGATTTCCTTTGCAGCTTGCAACTCTTTCCTTTCACTCTTTGTTGAAATTCGTTTCACTGCATTGTTATATGTTTTTTCAATCGATACTAAACCTTCGTTCTTATCAATGAATAATCGCACGGACTCTTCATCAACAAAGATACGGGGTTTATCCATCTTAGGACCGGCTAACTCAATCACTTCATAGATGTGCTTACCATCACCGAAATTATATTTTTTGTTTTTGATTGTTGCTTTATATCCTCGCTTCAATCCTTTAATTTCTTTTACTTTACTCATACTTTTATTTTAATGTGTACTATTTAATTCGTAATTGAATTTTTTCAATAACTTTGTTTCAATTTGATGTGCGAGTGCTTTACCTCTTACTACATCAACAATAAACAATTCATAAATTTCTGGATCGTTTTCTCTCATATCAATATAGAGTGCCCATTGTTTATTTTCTTTTCTCGCTCTACTTTGATGTTTCAAAAAACGTAAGTGAGCTGAATAGTGAAATCGTCTACCGATTGCAGCAGTTATACCTAAATAACTCGCACCCGTCAATGTATTTACAATTTCGTAAATAACATGATTTCTATCGTTCCTCTTTTTTCTCATATAATAATTTAATAACCTTTTTAAAAAATGCCCGATGTGGAAACACCGGGCCAAAATTTAAATTATGAAACCAAACAAAAAAATCTATTTAATTATCTCACCATATCCACCCGAATTGGTATTCACTTTGAACCAACTCCAATCTTCATCACTATAAAACCTATCCCAATTAGGACCTTTACTCAAACCCTTACTACCATTGTATTGTATCACTCCGATATCTTTTAAGTTTTTTCGTATCGTTGAATAATATCCATTGATTGCAACTGAATTTAAATCTCTTCCATCCATCGTCAACATATGTTTTACTACTGCTAACCACGATGGTTTATTTGTTGAAAACTCTACAATATAATTCAATGAATGATATACTTTTGCAACCATTCTTTTATTGATTGAATCATAACCTACTTTCTCTTCCCAAATTTCGTTTGGTGAATCGATAGGGTTTACTAAATGTTTTGATAAATTCTTACTCATATATTTTTATTTTACTTTACTTTATTAATTACTTCATTTTAACTTCTCTCATAATATCCTTAACGATACTCAAAGTTAGTTTTGTATCGGTTATCTTATCAATATAAGATTTGGCATCCGTTCTACTACAAAAATACTTTTTAAACTTATTAGGACCTGATACCTTAAAGATTTCATAAGTGGCAGGTTCAAAATTGTTTTCTTTCATTCTCATAACTTTACGAACTTTCTTAATTTCGTAATTCTTTTTAATGTTTACTTTACTCTTACTCATATATTGATTTAATTACTTAGTGAAAAAATGTTGTTTAATAGTTTTGATTAATACATAACCAAACAAAGTAACAACTGAAATAACGATAAATTCTAAAATAGTAACCATAATAATTTTTTTAATAATTTGAAAAACTTTTTAATACAAAAGGCCGGTATTAATAACCAGCCAATTTGTTGATGAATTGGTAACTAAAACCAAATTGTTTTAATTCACTTCTCAACTCACCCAAAAAACGTTTTGGTATTCTACCAAACGAGATTGGATATTCTGCGAGAATATTCTTTACTTTAGAACTCTCACTTTTGAATATACCCAAAAATTGTTGGGCATCAATCATTTGTTTTCGGTTAGAACATTTAATCATATGTTTTTTACCAAACAAATCGGTGAACTCAACTACACACATAGTTTTTTTACCTAAACTCATTTTCGACGCGGCGAAATTCTTAAAAGGGTTTTCAATCAAATTACCTAAACGATTTCCGCCGGTTTTGATACTTTCTTTAAACTCAATACTAAACTTACTCATATTACAATTTTTTATATATAACTCTCTCAATTGATACTTACATATCAAAGATACAACAATATTTTCAATTTCTGTGCTTTTTTTTAAACTATTTTTAAAAGTTTTTATTGGCAATCAACAAGTTACACATATTTCTTTTTACCATGCATAACCCCCTTTGAATCAATTAGTTATAACTCGCTGAAAATCAATGAGTTGCCCGAGCGGACTTAACATAATATAAGTTATATGGCATTTTCGAGCTAACTCATTGATACTCAGCAAGTTAGCTATTTAACATAATATCTTATATAAGAACACCCTAAATCGTTGATAATCAGCAAGTTGCATAACTCGTTGATTTCCAATTAGTTAAGAAAAGGGGTATTTTGTTAGTGGTTTTTTAATGTGACGTCGCTGCGAATTAGATACTATTCAATGAAACCCTTATCCAGGTTGAATTGCAGCAATATTTGGTAATGTGGATTATTTTTCGTATCTTCAGGTAACGTAGGCCAGGCGTAGCTTTCCGGGCATTATATTAAAGTGAAATAAATTTAGCATAACTCACCACTACTAATCCCTGCTATCCTCTGCAACCCTTACCCACTCTACGTTGCATGAGACGGTGCTATTCTCTGCTTCTATCGTTGCCCGGAAACCCTTTACCACATTAGTTTTGCCGGGACAGAAAAATTTTCGGTTAATGCGTGAATGTGTGGGATATTTTACTTTGTATTGATACACTTAACAAAAGTTTTTTCTTTGTTGTATGTAGTTAGTTTATTAAAATTATTTTGACATACAATTGTTGTTTGACACATTTTGACACAATTTACCACTTTCTACCACAAATATACATTGTATTTTTTATTTTGATATATTCTTTCTTTGATATACTAACTACTTCTTTGAATATATTTTAATTCGGACCTGATATGCATTAAACACTTTCTAATTACTTTCGATTTATGGTTATCCCTTTCAGTTCTTTTACTTCTCTTTGCAATCCTCTTACTTCATATAACACGGATAACATACCCAATACAGCCACTACCCACAATACAAATGCAATCCCTTCCATTATATCCTTATATCCCTTATTACTTAATATCCCTTTATTGTTTGCAACTACTCCTTGAGTGCCAACGAATCTTTTTTTCATATCCTTTTATTTTGTTTTTGTTTTAATTCTACTCCAACTTTCTATTATCAATTCACCTATAATCAATAAGGCAAAATAATCCTTTACAACAGGTACCTTATTCCAATCCTTTAGTATAACTTGCCAAAAGATACCTACAATCATTATCCATTCTATTAATACTATCCATTTGTTTATACCTTTCATACTACTTACTTTATTAATCCCTTTCCTTTTAATCTCTTTTCTCTCTCCTTATAGTATTCAGTTAGTTTCACTTCTAATTCCTTTGTTCTCTTTATACTCTTATTGATTTTTATTATATTGATTATACCTATCGTTATACATACTACTATTATTGTTATTACTACTGATATCATATTTAACTGAATTTATTTTATTAAGGTTTTCCGATGAGCTTCTTGCGAATACTCCGATTTGCTACAAAGTATTTTACATGCAATAACAATACCATTCCATTCACTACTATTAACGGGTTCTGCTTTGTTGATATTGCATATACTATCCAACTTATACACGCTATCCCATTTATCAATCTTATCTTACTTTCCCCTTTTGGGATAAAAGAAATTATTGTGAGCAGGGTGCTTATCCAACCTAATGCTTCTACTATCATATTTTATTCTCCTTTTATAACTTCGTTCGTCGCAAATACTATAAAGATGCAACCTACTCCTATTTCACCTATCCACATATACGCTGCACCTAAAAAGAATGCAAAGGGTACACTTACTAAATTCCAAATCCTTTTAATTTTGTTATTATCCATTTTGTTTTATTGTTTATTGTGTTATTAATTTTATTTTATTTTAACGTCGCATACACTATCAAAAAAATTATCCTTTACGACCGTGTTTATCCCCAGCCCCTTTGTTTAAAAAGGATTATTGAAATTTGTATTACCTGTTGTTTGTTGTGCCTTTGGTTTAAACTTTACTATCAATGCTTCAAACATTAATGCTGTCAGTTCAAATGATTTCAATTTTCTAATATTAATCCACTCTCTGCCGTATTGTGTTATATCACTACCATCACGCAAAACTATTTCACATTCGTTTGTAATTGTTCTATCTCTAAATATCTTTATAGTATATGGCATAGAATTATAACCAACTCTAAAATGATATTCATTTTCAGTTTCAATTACTTCACCTATTCTAAAGTCTTTGTAATTGTGTGCCCAACTTTCTAACTTCTTATAATTCTTTATTGTTAATTTCATTACTATCAAAAAAATTTGGGTAACGACGTGGGATTCCCCCGGCCCCCTTTTTTTATTTTAAATCTTTTCTAATATCTTCCTTTACTCTTTCCAAGTAAATCATTCTTTCATTGTGAGAAACAAAAGGTACACTCCAAAATTGTCTTGTCTTTGTTTTAAACCAACCAAATACAAAAGAATAAACTCCCATCACCAACCTCAACTTAACTGAATTGAAATACATAGTTAATACAGGTAGGGCAGGTGCTCCGTGTGTAAGATATGTTCTAACTTTCTTATCACTCAACAAAGGTGTTGGGTATCCATACACTTTTGTAACGGGTGTAAATTTATATGCAAAACCTGGAGTGAAAATCTGGTCAAAAAATGATTCTAACATAGGTGTACATCTAAACCACCAAACAGGAGATACAAAGTAAATTCTATCCGTCCATTGTATTAGTTCTTTATATTCTCTTACTTTATCTTTGCCAAAGTCAAATGTTTTATTTTCTTTGTAAAGGTCAATAACATGTACTTCCTCTTGATTTTTAATAAGTGTTTGTTTAATAGTTTTCATAATACCACTATAACAAAAACTATTTTTATCAGGATGTGCTACTATAATTAAATTTTTCATATTTTACTTTTTATTTTTATATCTGTCAAAAACATAACAACAATATGCTATCATAATACAACACACATAGAATAGTGTTTTTAACATTACCGATTTTGTATCTGCCGGGATCATTTTATATTTTTGGAAATAATATATTTTCCATAAAGTATTTTGCTTTATCTGCTCCCAACTTAGCTTTTAATACATTATAGGTTCTCTCATTCTTTTGTTGTTGTTCGCAATAACGATTTTGTGCTGCTTTTATATATTCAACTCTTAATGATTTTTCTTTACAATCAACCAAATCACTTAAATATGATGTAAATATATGTTGTGCCATATCACATATCATTTCAAATTCATCATCCGTTGGAACTACTGCTAATGCATTTTCTGAAAATATTAACTTTGCCCAATCTGGTAATTTGTAAGGTGTAGTAAATTTACCATCAATACTAAATGTTTTTTTATTATCTACCGGACTCATATCCATAAATGCTGCTAAACATTTTTTATCGGTAGTAATAATATCAAATCCAAAAATAGGGTCACTGCACCATTCGTTTGGAAAACAGGTAAAATGTAATACTTCCAAATTCTTATCCGAATATCTTTCAATATGTGCGTATCTAAAATAATCGGAACTAAATCTTATATTTTGCCAACCATAATTTTCCGTTGGTAATATCTTTGCTTCGGCAGAGTATTCTATAATCGTTTGTAAAGATTCAGCGGTACTATCTAACTTTTGTTTGTAATTCATCTAATATGTTTATAATATATTGAAATCCTTTATTTACTTCTTCAGCCATTTCATCATTTTGAATTGCTCTTACACTACCTATACATTCTTGCATATTTTCAAAATCATACATTTTACCACCACCGGGTACTTTTAATTTCATCATCTGCCCACCATATACCAACGCTAAATAGTTTAAGTATATATGTGCATTTAATTGTGTTTGATTACAATCACCTAAATAAATAAAATAGTCTGATGTTGATTTTAATATTTCAAACTTATATCCACCCAATTCGTTTATATCTTCCTGAATTGCCGATAATCTTTTTAAACTATCATGTGGTACATTTCTATTTTCAATTTCTTGAAAAATGTAAGATTGTTGAATTAAGTAATTTAAATATTCATCATTACTCAATTCACCTCTAAACATTCTTTGATTGAATTCCATTTTTTCTGCTTTACTATGCAATTCGGCAGTTGCTTCTCTTAATCTCATATTATTATTTTTTTAAATCTTTTATTTTACCTTTTACTATTTTTGTTTTATCCATTTTTTCATTTTCTTTTTGTGATTCTAGTTCGTGCCCAACACAAGGTAGTATTTTTGGTTTGCTACCAATTGTACCATACTTTGTAAGTCTTTTTTGTTCTTGTTTTGCACCTATTAAAAATCCAATAATAAATGTAGCGATTAATAATACTATCATATTTTTATTTATTTTGTTATTAAATTTATTAAATCTTCTTTTTCTTTTTCTATTAATCTATTTAAATTATTGTAATTATATTCTATTGTATCAATACTATCAATATACATATTTCGTATTTGATTGATAGGTAAATCGCATATTCTTTTCAAGTCATCAAAGAATCTATTCATTCTCATATTGTGAGAATTATCTGACATTGCTTCTACATCAAATATTTTATCATATAATTTAAATCCCATTTCTGTTAATCCTTTTGGTGCAGATGGTGATGCCCATAACATAAAAGGTTTTTTTGTTGCAAAACCTTTAAATGATTTTTCCGAAAAACCATAATAAGTTCCACCATTCATATAATTTGTTTCCATCAATAATGAAAAATAACTATTCAACTCATATTTCATATTTACCAACTGAACATCATAGTTTTTATCTTTTATAATTTCATTATCAAATGTTTTTTTAGGAAACTTACCTGTTATTTTTTCAAATCCATCTTCACCACCAACTCTATCTTCCCAAGTTATATAATCATTTGGTTGCGCTGCAAAGAATGAGTATTCAAACTTATCTAATAAATTATTTTTAATTAGATAATCATACAAATATATTCTAATTGGACGTGGTTCATTATTTGTTGTAATGAAATGCTTTTCTCTATCTAAATTTAGTAAATCAAAATTTTTGGTTAATTGTATATTTCTATCAATAACCATGGATAAACACCCAAAGTTTTCTATTGTGTTAATATTTTTCCAATCTCGTATCCAACTTCTACTACATAAAGTTAATACTATTTTAGTAATATTTTCACCAAATACATCATTTAAATTATTTGTAATGATATCAACATCTTCCTGTTTTGCTATCCAATCCATATCAACAGCAAATAAAATTACTTTTTTATATTGACCTAATTTAATTTTTTCTGAACATCTTTTTAGTAACTGAGATTCAGATAAATTTCTCAAATTATTATAATATATTAAACATACATCATTTGCGATATCTGCATTATTTAAACCAATCCATTCTTCAAAATTTTGAAATTGGTGTAACATATTTTCCGATTGTAATATACTTTTTAAGTATTTCATCTTTTTTTTCTTTCTTTTAAGTCATTTTCAATTTCACATATTCTGTATTTAATTGATTTTACTTTAATACGTTTTACCCATCTTTCAAACCAGTTATTCGGGTTTGTTGTTTCTATTTTTTTTAGAGACTCATTCAACCCTTTTAATAATTTGTATGCTGCCATATGTTGATAATTTATTTTCCACTATGTTTACGAATCCAATTATACATAAAATCTGGATCAGATTTATCTTTTTTATCTTCTTCTAACATTTTATGTGAACGTAACATAATACTACCTTTAATTGTTCCCTGTAAATTATCCTCATCAATTACCCTATCTAGTCCCACATATGACGTAGTTTTTAATTTAATCATTTCTGCTAACGCCGCTTTTGCAATCATGTCCACTCTATTTCGTTTACCTTTTGTCGTATCTGTTCCCAATAAAGGTGCATCAAAGTCTACATCAATTTCTAAGTTAATTTTATATTTGAATCTCATATTATTTTATTTAAATTTGTAATTGTTTGGTGAATACTTTGTATACTTTGTACTACTTGTCCGTATGGTATTGTAGTACCACTATTTTTTGTCTGATTAACTATTCCACTATTTAACGAATGACTACGGGGTGCGGATGTTATTTGTCTACTTAACATTTCATCTATCATTTCCTCAAATTCATTTCTGAAGATTGAAATAGACTTCATTCTTTCTTTTGTTACGTGTCTACTTATGTGATTTTTATTGTCATCCCACATTACAATATAAAATATACCGTCCGCAGTATTTTCACCTAGTATAAATTTATGTTGTGGTGTCAATACTGATAATTCCCACTTTGGTTTTTGTGGTAAGTTTAAGTTCAATATTGTTGCATTATAACTTGTTTCCTGTGCATTGTGTATTGGATTGACAATCGTATATCCTTTGTATGTATATCCACTTATTTTTTCCCAACCTTTGATTTTCATATTAAGACTTTTTGATTTCTGCAATCATTCTATTTATCAATTCATTCCTATCTCTTATTGCATTAACATGTAACTTATTCAATTCCACACCACCATTTCTCCAAATATTAAACTGAACTATGTTATCCTTTATATCGGTATGTATTTCAAATATTGTATTACTACCAAATGAACTATTCATAATTCCTACAAATTTATATAAAGTATATGTTTCATTATCTGTGTTGACTGCTGCGTTAAGTCCAACATAATTTATTTCAACAATTGACTTATCTAAACATATATTTTTACTATTAATCTTTTCAGGATTAGTTATTTTTAGTTTTGTTTTCATCTTTACGTTTTCTAATATACAAGACAAATGGTCAGTACCTACTAAATAGTCCATATCAACACATTTAGTATCTTTACCACAATATTGACATGTCCAATTCATTATTTCTTATACCCTCGTTGAATTGTGAAATAGTAATTCCATTTTAACCAACTAATTGCTATTCCAAATGCCGGCGTAAATACTCCCGTTTCTAAAAAGTATTGTTTACTAAACCAAATCTTTGCTATCGGTAGTATTACTACTATGTCTTTGTTTTTTTGTAGTTTATTATTTGCTATAAACCAGTTTTTATTTTTCATATTCTTTTATTTTATTTGTTACCCTTTCTATTGTTTCATTTGCTTCGGAAACTTTTGCTCTATACATCATTCTTATAATATAACCCAACTGTTCATCCGTTGTATCATCATCCATAATGATTTCTTTACGAATATTTAAACTCTCTTTTGATTCCTCTGCAAATTGCACCATTTGTTTTAGATATGTTGTTTCCATCTTTCTCATATTATGTATGTTCTAAGTTTTGTAATACAACTGCTGTTTTATTTTCTACACTATCACCAATCAATCTAATACTTTGTATTTCTGCTAAATCGGTTAGTGTTACTTTTTCAATTTGAATACCCCACTCACTTAACTTCGTTCCAATCTTTTCAGTAAGTTCTTCTTCTACATCAACCAAATCTTCCCAATTTCTTTCCTCAATAATTTCTCTAATCATCGCACCTGTCGTATCAATCAATACGTCTGTCGGATGTGCCAATTTAGTTAAGAATAAAAATGCATCACTAATATTATATCTAACGATTGCTTTCACTACGATATTTTTAGAATCTGCTGATGTAATGGATTGTGGTCTTAAATCAATAGATTGTGTGACTACTGTCTGCATCCATACACTATCAAAAAATGGTATTTTTAAATGTATACCTGGATCATTTATCGTATGAAATTTTCCAAATCTTAAATGTAATCCTTTTTCCCACATATCAACAATATAGAAAGGACTCATTTGCTGCCAAAATTCTTGCAGCAATGTTATCAACTTATCAAACATATTTTTGTTTTTATATACTAATATACGAAAAATATTTCACACTACCAAATAAAAAGGGGACACCCAATCAAAAAATGGTATCCCCTATACGCGCATGGCATGCAAGAAGTTTATTCGATAATTTCCAATTCATCAATTTTATTCACAAAAAGATATTCATTTGTTTGTTGGCTCCTTAATATTTTTTCAACTCCATACCATTTTCTAAGAATATCTGCATTACCGCCTGTTATTTCTGTTGTGAATTTATATACTGAAAATCTTTTTACAATTTCATACAATTCATCACCAACTTTAACTAAATCTAATTTTCTCATTTCCAAAATATTTGAACTAATAAAATACTAACCGATAACATTAAACAAATGAATGTTTTTAATGTAATTGGTTCTTTAAATAATAGCCAACTTAAACTTACGAAAATTATAATACCCAATCCAAACCCTATAAGACGGGATGGCCATAACTCACCATTACCCCAATGTACTAAATTTTCTACCGATTTAATATAAAACCATGCAGCTGGAATTGAACTCAATAAAATTATGATAGGATATTTTTGAAACCAACCATATTTCACACTTCCTTGTAATTGTAAAAAGGAAAAAATCTGCCCTAAGATACCATAAAAGATACCCGTTAATAACCTATTCATTTTGTTTTGTTTTTGTTAATAATCTTCTTCTTCAAATGCTAATCCGGCATCCAAATCATCATCATCATAAATTTCATCTTCAATCAATCCTAATTGGTCGTATATATCATCGTGTAAAGGGTGACATACACCATCGTTTTCAATTGCTTTTAGATTATCTTTTATTTGATTAACTAATTTTAGTATTCCTTGTTTCATAATTTAAAATTTATTCCAAATTTCATTTAATTGTTCGTAGTAAAAATTTTGAATAAATATATCATAATTCTTTTTATTATTAAAATATTGATAATAAAAATCATGTATTTCATTTTTTGGTAATTCTAATATCGATTTTAGTTTTAATTGAACTGCATTCATTCTTTCATTATCGTTTTCGATTAAATCGTAGTTGTGATTCCAAAAATCCAATGAAACATCAAATCCAAATCTTTCAGTTAATAATTTAACGGTATTTGCTTTTGATAACATTATAAATGGTATATTCATTCGTAATGCTTTGCAAGTTTTTTCACTTATACTTACCCAATCTTTTCTTGTATTGCGTGTACCACCTCTCAAATTAGTTCTATCGTAAAAATGTGTTTCGGGTACAATTTCAAAATAAGTATTGAAATAGTTCATATAATTTATATGTGCCGGATAATTGTGATACTTCCATTCATCAAATAAATCAAAGTCTTGCATATTTGGTAATCTTTCTAAGATTTTAAAAGACCTATATGTTTGTTCATCTCTTTCTGGAATAAATTCTCTAAAATTATTTGATTGAAATGTTTCATCAACTGAACTCCAAATAAAATTTTCATCCAATAAATTATTTTCATACAAATAGTTTAGTAATTCTATTTTATGGAATCTTATATGTCCTGCTAAAAATAATCCTTTATGTGGTTTTTGAAATTTTTCCAACCATTTGTTTAATTGTACAAAGGAATCGTTATATTTTGGCATATACATATTGGTATGCCAACAATGGTGTTCAAAAAATAAACAATCATCTGCAACTTTCAACATATTTTTATCAATAAACCACAATTCTTTATTACAATTTTCTCTACAAAAATCATAAAGTCTTATATCAATTTCTTGATGGTCATAACAACTCAATTCTACAAATATATTTTTACAATCTAATTTTAGTATTTCTTTTATTTTTTGTAGTAGCTCAACATCATCCATATCAATAACAGATATACTTACTATAAGAGATGTTTCATTGTCTAAATTTTTATTATCTACTACTTCAAATTGATATCCCTTTTCAACAAAAGAATTTGCAAGTTCAGTTAATCCTTCTGTATGGGGTTTTATAGAACGAAACGAATATTCAAATCCACCCATAAGTGAATTTTTTCTTTCTAATTTATTAAAGGATAATTTTTTCATAATTTTTAAGTAATCTTTCTTTTAAACTTATAAACATTTTTCTATTATGTAAATGTTTATTTTTTATGGTTTCAAAGTTTTTATCAAACTTTTCTTTTATATCATCATTGCAAATTTGCTCAATAATCATATTCATTCGTTTCTCATCATTAAATTCATCATCAAACGAATAATCAATTATTTCATCAAACAATTCAAATCCCCATTCTTTTAATTTTGAAAATGTTTTTGGTAAACATAGTCCAAAAAATGGAAATCCCAAAGCCAAAGGTTTAAATGTTTTTTCTGATATTATAAAATATTCTAAATCTTTTTTAGCTGGATTGATTGCCAACTCAAAAACACTTTCAGATATTATTTCAACATAACTACTATAATAGAAATCTAAATTAGCAACATAACCAGGATTATCAAATATTGATGCATCTCCAAAATTATGATATTCGGCTTGATCGTGAATATCAAAATCCAAACTCTTTGGTAATAATTTGTGTATTTCTAAATCTTTGTAAATATTTACATATTCTAACGGAATACAGCTTCTCACCATTGATGGATTTTCTTCTTCAACTCGTCTGCAAGACCAGTTCAATTTATGTAATTGATTTTTATTTAAAAGTTTATCTAAAAACAATAAACGATGCCATCTAGCATGTCCACCCAATAAGAAATAAAAATATTCTTTGATTTCATTTTTTAATTCAAAATCTAATATTTTTATTCTATGCATGATTGGGTCATTATACATATACCCAGGCTTCTCAAATATATTTTTAGATATTACATAAATTTCTTTTGCATTTATTTTTGATTTTACATTATCTATATCATAAAATCTTAATAAGAAATCATCAGCACCACTAAAATCTAAAATTACCTTATCATAATGAGTTAAATCAATAATCTTTCCAATTGATTTTATATCATATCCACCATTGTAAAATAAATGTAAAACATTTTTAGGTGTTTCAAATAGACCATACAATATTATTGCATTTTTGATTGCAATACTTTCTTCACAAACATCAATGACATCATTGTATTTGTTTAATTCTTTGAATGTTATCATAACTTATTTAATAAATCTCTAATTTCTGAACACTTTTCATATTCCTCTATTTCTAAAAAATAGTCCATTGCTTTTTGTAAACTATTTTTAATACCATCTTTTTTTAAAATAAAAACAATATTATCATATGAATTTGATACAATTATCGCTTGTATTACTTTTATATTTTCTTCAATCATTTTAGAAGCATATCTTACAATCTCTGAAAATATTATATATTTATTTTCGTTTACCCAACTATAAATTGATTGATTTGATAGTTCTATATGCAATATCATAGGTGTTTCACTCATCTAAGATATATATGTATTCTTTCGTTTTAATTGAATATCAATATATGATTGTGGTGTTTTCACTTTGGAATTTTTACGATACCACTCATACAAATCCTCTAAAGTACCTTTCCCTCTCTGTCTTTCCATAGCTTTATCCCATAAATCTTTGCCAAATTCTTTTTCTAACTCTTTCCTCAATTTCCACAATATCTTTTCTTCATCTTTCATTGCTTCCAACTCCAACTTAATAGCCTTAACTCTTTTCATCCTACCAGCCTCCAATGCGGATTCTACCCTATTCCTTTCATCTGTTCCACCATAATTGTTATATGTTTGTTCATATGCTTTTTGAGCCGATTGTCGAACCTCTAATGCCTCTTTAAACATATACGAATAATCGAAATCACCATTACGAATTTTTAATAACAAAGGTGCATCTGCTGGTAATGGTTTGTTCGCTCTGCCCTTTGTCCACCATCTAAATTTATTGTAACCCATAATTTTCTTTTTTAATATATTCAAAAATTCTCTCAGATAAAATTTGACAACTTTTTAAACCATAATGACCATCTTTAATATTTCCATTTGTTTCAAATTCAATTGTTCTTATATTTTCAAACGAAATGTTTTTATCGGATATTATTTTTGTTTTAAATTTATTAATGTTTTCTAATACGTTGTCTGGTAATCTTTCTCCCAAAAATAAATTATAATGAAAAATATTTTCTTTACTTTTTATAAATTCATTATACAAAAAATAATCATAATAAAATTTATCAAAATATGCCGATTCATCGGATTCTAAGTCCATTTTTGAATTTAAAAAGTTTCTAAAAGAAACTGCTTTATTTCCAAATTCATTTAATTCCAATTCAACATTAAAATTTGGAATTATTTGTCTATGAATATTTTCAAAATAAAATGAAAATCTATGAAAAAATGTCCATTGAGTTATGAACAAAATTTTATTATACTTTGATAAATCAAAATTAAATAAACTACCATATGGTTTGTAGAATTCATATTTTTGTAATAAAGATAAACTTCTTCTAATTATTCCTTCGTTTGATACTCCACCTAACGCTAAATTAATTAATGGAATTTGCATTTCTCTCGCTAAGAAATGTCCATAAGAAAATGGTGGTATTTTATCTTTTTCACCTCCAGTTTCAAAAATATATTGTTCATCTAATCCATTACCGGCAGCAAAACTATCACCATTTATAATAATTAAATCAAATTCCATTTTTATTGTAATTTAAAAAAGTTATTACCATCATTAATCCACTTCATTTCGGATTTGCTACCCTCTCTACCTATTATATCCAATTTATTATCCTTATTTAAATCTACAAATCTAATCCAAACCAACCATTCAAATTCGTTTGGTTTTGCATTTGGTAAATTCAATTTATAATTTTCCATTCTTTCTTTGGAAACTTCTTTAAAGGTTTTATCTTTATTATTTTCTAAAAATTGGATATAATATCCTGCACCTCTCCAACAACTTCTGAAAATAATTATATCTTCATATCCATCTTTGTTAAAATCATAAAAATTAAAATCATCTACAATACCAAATGTATCTTTTGTTTCTGGGTATGTCATTTGTAATTGTGTTGAATTAGAATAATAATAACTGCCACTACCATCACCCCAATATATTCTATTTCTTCCGTTGAATTTTTTACCTGTTCCATCCCAAACCGAGTCACCAAATAATTCACTACAACCCATTAACAAATCTAAATTGCCATCATTATTTAAATCATACAACTCATTATGATAATATCCAACATTAATTTTTGTAGTTAAATCTAAATTAGATGCAAATACGGATTTTGTTTTATTGAACTTTTTGTTTCCATTGTTAATATATTTTGAGTCGGCGGTAATTATATCAATATCCCCATCATTATCTATATCACCACTAGCAGCTGTGTGGTTGAATTCTTTTGAACCATCTATATATGAAATATCTACACTATCTTTAAAGAAATAAACGATTCCAATTTCATCACCGGGATAATAATTAATTGATGGATTTTCAAAACCATGACTAGCTACTAAAAAATCTAAGTAACCATTTTTATCATAATCACCCAATATACCTTTTCTACCCCAAAATAAACCAGGTAACTTTTTCCAAAAAATAAGTTTATTATTTTCGTTTTTAAAAATATAGATGTTTGCTCTTTTCTCTGATTGAAAATTATTACTAGCGATTATAAAATCATCATCACCATCTTTATCTAAATCAAAAATAGACCATGCAGCACCTAAATTAAATTGTTCACCCGATTCTAATGTTATATTCTTTAAAAAATCAAAACCAGCAAAATAACTTTTATCCATTGTGTTATAAAAAGAAGTTTCGCTATTTATTGGCGAAACTTGGGTTTTTATTTTAACAAAGGTGTTTTGTTCTGTTTGTTGTGGTGGTGTAGTGGGTTGTATAACATCTTTTTTACAACTAATTAATGTTATCATTAGTATTATTAATAAATTCTTCATATTCTTTTATTTTTTCTTCTAAAAATCTAAACGATTCGTTAGGACCTGTTATGCATTCATATTTTCTATAACGTCTAACGAATGATTCTAAACCTATATTGTTTAATTCAATTTGTAGGTTTTCAACGGATGATATATAACATTGATTAAATCCCATTAATCTTTATTGTTTCTTTTTTTAGATTTTGGTTTTATCTTTGAATTATTAATCTGCTCATCATATTGTTTCTTTGCATCAATCAAAACTTTATTTGGTGGTATTCTTTGACCATAATCATCAAATTCATCTTCATCTGGTGTTTCGTTATTCCAATCTTTAAATTGACCTTCGTAATCTTCATCATAATGCAATCCATCATTTCCGTTCTGTCCTATAATATCCATTCTCTTTTCGGCTTCATAATCATAATTACCAAAGAAATCATTTTCTAATTCATCCACATTTTCATATCCTTCACTATCTTTAGTGTATCCAGCCATAGCATCTTTAACCGATTGTTTCACTTTGTTGTGAAATATTACATCTTCGTTATGCGATATATCTTTTTCATCTTCCCTATATTCATCTGCTCTTTCCAACACCCAATTCTTAAATGAGTCTTGATGATATCCCAATCCTATGATTAAGGTTTGAAATGCATCCATAACTTCATCTAAATCCATATCACTTTTATCAACTTCTACTGATATTTTCGTTCCGTATTGTTGTGCAGTAAAGATGGATGGTTTGTTCCAATCTGGTCTATAATTTTGATAATCCATATTATTTATTTTAATAAATTGTCTACAATATTGTTTATATTTTTTGGACTTACATTTTGTGCATAATTTAAAAAATATTCTTGATTATATTTTACAATATCTTTTATATTATTTAAAAATTCATCCTTTTCTTCTTTTGTTTTATTACTAAATTTTTCAATCTCTAATAATATCATTTTTAATCTTTTCAAATCATCTATTTCATTGTCATAACTTTCATCAATGTATGGGTGGAATGTTTTATATCCCATACTTTGAATATACTTCAATGAATGTGCAGGGCCTGCCAATATAAATGGTTGAGAATGTCCTATTGGTTTCCATATCTTTTCACTTAGATATCCTGTTGGGAAGTTCACTTCATTTTGAAAGAAAACGGATTCGGATACTATACTCAAATAAGAATTTAAGTATAAGTTTTTATCCTCATATCCATATCCGGCAATTTTAGTTATATCTTCTATATCTAAATGTTTTGATGTTGTTTTAATTAACTCAATCATATCAGTATTATTAGCATCTAAATAATAGTGATTAACAGCATTAACATCAAAGAATCTATTATCCCAACTTACCAAATTATTTTCAAATCCAATTTTATGTAAAGAATCTAAAATATGTAATCTATGCTTTTTCCAATGTCTACATAAAAATAAGAAATCTTTTTTATCTTTACCAATTGAATTTTCAAACTCATCATAAGATGCAATAGAACTCTTTACTTTTTCCATTTTACCGAATTGTGGTTCGTATGTATCTTCAGGCCAAAAACTCCAATTTGGAATGTTTATAGTGTTCCAAAATTCAGTTGATTTTAAATGATGTGCCCAATTGTAATCAATAACATTGTAGTTTACTCCTAAAGTTTTTATGTTTTCCAATAAGTTAAAATCCTGAAATATAAAATATACTTTCTCATCTGGTATATTATTATTTCTTGTAAATTCTATAATCTTTTTAAAATTAAAAGTAGTAACTCCCAATCCACCATCAACTATATAATTTATAAGTAAGTTTCCATTACCATTTTTTATTTCATTCAATGCTACCGATGAAATATTTTCTAAAATTAGTTTATTATAAAATTGATGATTACCAAAAAATTGTTCAATATTACCAAATGGTTCTACCATATAAAACCATTTTTCATTCGGATGATATTTGGTAATTTCATATACCGATTTTTTAATAGAATGATTATCCCAAAATCCACTATTGTATATTGCCCAATCTTCGTTCCATCTTTTTTTAAATCCCTCACCTGAAAATCTATAATCAAAATCAGATGCTTGATGTATTGTTGATAAAAACTTTGGGTCTAAACAATTTGGTATTTCACCATTATAAGTTACAATATCAAATCCTAGTAGTATTTTTTCCATCAAATGTTGATTTAAAGTTCTCTTCCTCTTCTTCTTTGGTAGGTAGATAACTTGATTTGTAATATTCATCATCATATTGTACTTCATCCGGAAATATAGAATGCGGCTTATCACGATGTACATCATCCGAAAATACACTTTTTTTATTTTCTTTAATACTTAACCATTGCCAATATTCTTCATTCAATTTTTCTTGAATAAGATATTGTTCATATAAATAATCTTCATCCCCTCTTTCATCTAAGGAGCCTGTAAATTGTTGTTTCATAAATTCTTCTTTAGTCTTACTCATAACTATTTATTTTAACAAATATACAATAAAATTTTGACTATTCCAAAATTATTTTCTTTATATCAATAACCGAATCCTTAGCCCAACCGGTTTCCCAAACACCATCTCTTTTGGTTACCCATCTATAAACCGATTTTGCTGCAATTAACATAGTATCACCTCTCATTTCATATGTTGGTTCAACTACTCCGTTTATATCGCCGGTTTGTCTATTCACATAGCAAGATGATGTTATGATTGGAAATACATAATCAGCCATTGCAATATTTGATGGTAAGATAACCGTTGTCCACATACCTGTAAATGTATTTATATAACTTTTCTTTCCTGTGATAATAACTCCACCTTTCGGTAACATACCATAATGCGAACATTCATATTCAACTATAACAGGTTCACCAACGGGTGGTGGATTGTTATCAATTAACATCTTTCCACTAAACTTGTGTAAATTGTTTCCAAGCGGATTTCTATTAAACAATTTAAAATGATAGTACCCATTACTATCAATTGGTAATAATGGGTCTATTGAAAGAGATAATTTTGGTTTGGGTACATCAGGGGTTACTATTTCTTTACTACAACTTGTAAGTAATATCAGTAATCCAAACAATAACTTTTTCATATTAAAATGCTTTAATTGCTCCCATTGCTATACCCAATGATAATTCATATCTATCGTAAAACTTTACCTTATCTTTCACTTCGGCAAAACTGATTTTACAATCTTCACTTTCACCTTCATCATCACATCCCATAATCAATCCGTTACCTGCGAATGGTTGATGTGCTCCTTCGTATGTAAAGAATACATCCGTTCCATTCATCAATCCTTCATCATCTACAAAGATAGCATCTTGTTTATCTAAATACGATGCGATGGTGAAACATTCACATTGAAGAAACTTATACATCTCATCAATACCTTTACCTATTTCAACTTCTTTTACCTCTTTGTTGATAGAGTCAATTAATATTGCTTTCATATATTATTGTTTTTCTTTATCAATTATTTGAACATATTTTTTACTACGATTAACTTTATCAAATCCGATTGGATAATAATAAACATCCTCAACTTTTACTGAGAATACTTTACCATCCGTTTCGGTATTCAATATCTTAATCATCTTGTCCGTATTTGTGGAGTATACTAATCCATCTAATGCTACGGTGTTTTCATCAATCCTTCTAAATGTGTTTTGCTCTATCATATATTATTGTTTTATTTTACTAATGTGTTTACAAGTTTGTGGTAGTTGTTTACTATATACAAATCCTTTGCAAGTACAACTCCAATTTTTATTTATATAATCTACTGAATAGTTTACATCACTTGTGTCCGATTTAACCAAAAATGACAATGAAGTTGTACCAAATGATACTCCACCAATTTCATCCTGTAAATTAAATTCACTCATCAAATCTTCTACTATAATTTTCAACCAATTCTTAAATTCATCTGGTGTTTTAAATGAAGTAGATTGTAAAGTATACTTTTTAAGGTGTGGTCCATCTTCACCATCACCGATTAAAGGTATAATCATTTCACATTTATTTTTACTCCAAAAGATGTCAAATATAAATGCTCTACCTATTTGTCTCTCACCTTCATTATCGGGTAGTAACCAAACTCTACTAAAATCACCACTACCCACATTTGCCAATCCTTCGATTCTTATTTGCCAATTTATACCTAAGAACTTTTCGTATTGGTGTCCTATTGTTTCAAAATTTACTGGCTTTTTCATATTGAATATACTTTAATCTTTTTTAATTTTGTTTGTTTATCTTTATGTCCTATCAAAATATCAATTCGTTTCTTATATCTTCTATTCATCAAATCTCTAACATAATAAGTTCCATCATATTTACCAGCCCCTACTATTTCTACCTTTGTTCCCCATTTCCATTTCTTTTTAAGGTCATGTGATACTGCAATAATCCTATGTTTCTTTGGGTTAGTAATCACAAATCCACTTGCAGTAATATTGGGTGTACTATCACATTCCTCTGCAACTGCTTTGTATGTGGTCATTGTTACAATTTCGGGCTGTTGTGTTTCTATTATATGTTGTATTCTCCGTTCCTCTTTTTTTATCTCATAAGGTATAAAGATATACACCCATAATAAAATCCAAAAATAAATGTTCATAACTTATTATTTAATAAATTCATCTAATGTAATTAAAAATGCTTTATGGTATTTGTCACATTTTTCTATATCAACTCCTTCACAAAAGTTTTCACTATCATGTCCGAAACAAAGATAAGCTTGTATTTCATCATCAATCACTTTATCAGTATATCCCATATCCAATAAGTTCTTTCTGAATATTACATAATGATTTGGGTCGATTGCATCTAATACTACCTTTGCTGCTTTCTTATATTGTGGATTGGTATACCATAACCCATGACAAACTTCATGTTGAAATGTCCATCCGTTAGTATCACCTGCCCCAATCACATAACATTTTTTATTCTCATCTCTAATGTTATCTATCTTCACTAAGATTTCCCACATATATCCATCATAAGGTGTTTCCCAATCTGGTAATTCATTTTGATTTTCATAACATTCCCACATAACATCAAACGGAATATTAAACCCACTCCAATCACCTGCATAACTAAAACCTGTATGATTGGATGCATACCATTTCATATAATCCCACATACTGAAATCTTTACCTCTAAACTTTTTGTTAGGACTTTCGTAGTATTCTTGTGCTCTACAAAATAACATTGCTCTATCGTATTTGTCTTTTACTATTACTGCAAATACATTTGGTTTCACTTCGGTAATTTTATACTTTATTTCCATGTCTTTTATTTAAATGTTTATCAATCAAATTTACAGATTCTTTATATCCATGTTTCCATAAATAAAGTTTTGCAAACTGGTCTGCTTCTAATTCATCTTCATCGTTTCTATCACCCATCTTATGTTTTAGATTTATGTGTGCTACCTCATGAGCTTCCACCCATTTCAATTCAGCTTCACTCAATCCGGCTTCACCATCAATGAATACACATCCTATTTTTGTATCGGTAAAACCAAAACCATATTGTTCAAATAAGGGTTTCAAAAATTCATATCTACTATCATCTTTGGTTATAATACCAACCGCTATATCTTTGTTTTGCCCATTTGCAAACTCACTAAAAAATGTCCTACTCATATTATATTGATTTTCCTAAATTATAGAATGTTTCTTTAACATCCTTTATTGAATTAATATTATTTTCATTTACAACAATGTGTATTAAAAACATATCTTTGTTGTTTCTAATTTCATATAATTCTATCCTAATTCTGTCCTGAAATCTTATTATCATTTTAATATATTCTGGTACCGAATATGCCATTGGGACATATCTAAAAATCATAACATATTCTTTCCATGGATTTTGATTATGTTGTTCAATAGTTTTACATCTATACATTTGATTATCGGCTGAATACATAGGGATATTAAATTCCATATCATTTAATATTCCAGGATTCAATGTATTTATTTTTTTCATATTATATTAGTTTTCGTAATCTTCTTCATCATCCCAATCTGCGTCATCTTCATTAGCGTAAAAGTATCCCTGATTTTCACAACTATCAGGTCCGGCCATTTGATATAACCAACCATCAGCCTGCTCTATTAGGTTAGGATAATAAACACCATCCGTTCCAACACCACTACCATTTCCTTTACTGAAGGCTAAATCAATACCTTTACCTCTCATATAATCGGTATAAGCTTCACCTTGCAATTGCACTTTATCCCTTTCAACTACTCCATTCATTTCGGCAAGTAACTCATAGTAATCTTTACCACCAAATACACCATAACCTTCGTAATCTTGTTCTACCCATTTGTTTCCTTTATTATCAATCATTACAACTGGAAATGTTCTTCTCGTAGAATAATTGTTTGCAATACTTCTATCAGTATCTTGTGTTCTCCAACTAAAAAATCCCATAACTATTTGTTTTATTTTATTATCTATTTTTTGTAGGTGTTCTAATGCTCACCGCTTGATTTACTTTTACTAAATTACTATGATTGAGTAACTTTGAACAATCACTACATTTAATTTTTGTTTTTTCCAATTCGTTATCCCAAACATATTCCTTTGTTAAGGAACCACATTTACATTGGTAATATCTTTGTTTATATTGATTTCCCATTTTTTATTTCTTTAATGTGTTTACAATCTTTACCACGTCCGAAACCATGTGCCGGGCAACTACAATTCCAAAACCCTTCATCGTTTACAACTTTATATACATTGTCTTTACTTCCTTTGACTTTATATTCTTTTTTCACTTTGATTTTTTCTTTCAATTCTTTTGTAAATCCATACTCAATCTTTTCCCACATCTTCTCTAACTCTGCCCAACCATACCATCTATTTACTTCAATCCATTGACTACCTTTACCGGTACATACAATCCATTTCTTTCCGGTCATTGGACTTTCAAAACAAAATGGTGGATAGTGTGATACTACTTTCATAATTTATTTTTTATTATTCATAACTTTCTCTATCAATATTAATTACATAAGGGAAACGGGGAATACCATCCGGTGTTAAATTGAAATACTTAACAGTCGCTGATTTACCTATCAACTTCTTTCTACTTTTTAGCATTTCTTCCGTTTCTTCCCAAGTTCCTTTTACATTTGATTTGAATGTTTTACCATCTTCCGTTTCAAATACAAAGTAACCTGCGGTACCCGTTCTATTACCCTCACCCTCAACTATATCCTTAATGATATATTCTTCATCAACGAATGATTTGTGTTTCATTAAGTTCTTACTTCTCTTATTTTCATACTTACCATCTAGTCGCAACATCTGACCTTCAAATCCTGCATCTACATATTGTTCGTAAAACTCCATCACTTCCTTTTCACTTTTACATACATCAGTATCTACATTAATACAATGTTTAGTAAAACAACTCCATTCCATAAAGAGGTCATATAGAGATTGACTTCTGATTTCAAATGTATCATCTTCATTTGGTAAATCGTATATCCAATATTGAATATTCTTTTTACTTTCTTTTAAGTCCGAATCGGTTGGTTTTGTTTTCTTAACTAATGATACAATCTTATTGAAATCATTAGCAAACTTATCTGCATACAACTCACCATCGAATATCAAATCAGGATTTTCATCAAATAGTGGTTTAAGTGATTCGTAGATGTGTGGTGCTGAAATGATTGATTTACCATTACGACTAAACATACCATCTTTTGTTACGATACATCTAATACCATCCAATTTAGGTTGTGAGAATATTGGGTATGTAATTTTATCTTTACTATCTTCCCACTTACTCGCCAACATCGGTTCAAAGTATTGTTGTTTGTGTATGTGTTTGATATTCTCAAAGTAACCACTCTCTAATTTCTTAGTTCGTTTAGCTACCGTTTCTTTCATACATTGTTCACTATCGGTAGTTGCGTTTGCTTTACCTTCATTCTTACCATATACTATTGTCCATTCGTTTGTGGTTATCTGTCCACCAACTTGTCCACTATGTGTTCGGTATTTATTACCAACTACTTCGATTGTCCACTCTTGCGTTGCACCTGTCTTTGTCTTTTTGTATATCGTATCTAACTTCATAACTTATTTATTTCTATTTCTAATTGACCATCTTTCCATTTCGTGATGTTGTTCTATCCACTCTCTAAGAATGAATAGAACATTTTTAATTATCTTTTTCATATTACCACCAACTTGTATAATAAACCTTCTTACCTTCTTTGATTACTTCTTTGGCTTTTCTAACAAATTCCAAATCATCTTCAATTTCACTACCATCGGTTTGTCCAAAAAAGAAACCCGATGTGTTAGGTAAACTTCCATCCTTAATATCACTTTCTAATTCATTCAAATCGGTTTCAGTTAATACAACACAATCACCATTAAAGTCACTATGTTTATCACCACCTTTACTCAAATAAAGTTCGTGCATCCAACCATGTAAGTTAGGGTGCTTTCTCCAATAGTGGACTTCTTCAGGTTTCAAATTCGTTTCAGTAAAATCTACTTCACTTTTTAATTTTGCTTTAGTAGCGTAAGCGTACATATCTAATCCCATATTAGTTTAAATTTATATTGTTATCAAAATTCATTTTAGAAAGAATATCATTACCTTCTTTCACTCTGTTAAGTTTCTCTTCAAGAACTTCGTTTGCATGTTCAATAGTTTGTTTCAACATAGAACGCAAATCATCCACACCATGTTCTTTCGCATCTTCACATACCTGATTGATTGCGTCATTCATAATATTAACCAAATCATCATCTTCATCAATCATACAAGTTTCCAACATCTCAATCATAGATGCTGCGACTGTACTTCTCATTTGTATCGAACAATGTTCACTATGTTTCATTACACCAACTAATGTGAAAGCCATCTTTGCTCTTTGGTCGTTGGTCTTTCTTATTCTTTCAACCACGTCCTTAAAATTTGAAAAATTCATATTGTTTTGTTTTAATATTAATAATTTGCTACATAGTATTTACCATAATTTGTTTTAGCTAAATACCTACCACATCTTCTATTTTTAGCATTGTCTCTTTTGACTAAAGCTTGTAAATGATGTATGAAACTACCACCATTTTGGGAACTACTATTACCTCTTATTACGATATCATAATGACTTTTCAATTGTGAGAATGATACCACATTACATAGGTAAGTGTAGTCTAACAATTCTTGTGTTATATAACCCCAATCACCTTTTTGTAAACGATAACTTTTATTGTTATACTTTCGTTTCATTTCCTTTCGTTGAAACTTCGGGTCTTTTGTTTTAACGATATTCCAAATTGATTGTACAGCTTGGAGTGCATCTTTTTGCATTGTTTCTTTCTGATGTTTCACTACATCCGATAAACCCATTCCCATATTACCAATCATTCTTGCAACCATTACATTCGTATCATTCAATTGTAAGTTCTTTCGTTCCATACCTTGCTTTTTCCATATCCTTATACGATTTGGATTAGCTGAATGTAAGTAAATGTCAATGTATTGTGATTGTCTCCACGGCACATCATTTTGTCTACTTTTACTCCAACCTTTCACTACGGATTTTCTATCATTATGTCTACCACGTAGAGTAACCCATCCAAAGATTTGTTCTAATACTTTCTTCACTTCCATAACCTGTTCTTCCGATTTCATTGGAATAGTAGCTATGTAGTTTGATGTTCTATTTGCTGCCATATTATTTAATTTTTTTATCGTATTGTTTGATAATCTCAATCGTTTTAATTGTGTTTATATTATTCGTTAAACTATTTAATGAACTATTGGTTAATCCTTTAATGATTATTGTATCACCACTTACCGATAATACATTCACGTCGTAGTATGTCTTTGTCATATTATTTCACTCCGTTATTAAACTCCAATAATAGTAATTCCAATTGTTCTTCACTTACCCAACCATCACCATCAATATCAAATACATCACCTGCGTAATACATTCCATCAACACATTTGAATGCTTCTTTTGTGTATGGTTTGACATTTATGTTATGTGTGTTATCAATATAATCACTAAACCAAATACGAATAGTTCTATGTGTTAAACCATCAGTATATTCCTCACGTACTTCCGAAATACTATCTTCTAATAATCTTTCAGCATCAACTCTACAAATTGCAATCAATGAATGTAGCACTTCTTTGATAAGTTTTTCACTTCGTACACCTGCGGTATAATATCTATCATCATCCGAAAACATATGTGAATAATCGTGTCCTTTAATCATATCAAAATACTGATTCATTAAACTATCTTCGTTCATCACATCCGTTGTAAATTCATTCGGGTCATTCATAAAATTGTTATTCATATTTTCTTTTTTTAAGTGTTGCGCAAATGCAACTATTTGGTAATAATTCATATCTTTATATTTTAATTGTGTTTCATACCATTACACACACCATATCCACTTCTTTGTGATAATCTATATAATCTATCCGCATCTTCTTTGGGCATGATTTGTATTTCGTTACCTGTTTTGTGATTAGCGATTGCAACTCCACCAACTTTTTGAACTGAACTACAATTAACGCAACTTTTGTAACCATACTTCACTACTCTCAAAAGTGGCATATCACCACCACACTTAATACATTGTGTCATTTCTAATTTAATTTTTACTTTACTCATATTATCTATCATTATTTAATATAAACAATTTTTTCTTAGGTGTTTCTTTCACTTCATTATAAACACTAAATTTACTATCCATTGGAATAATAAATGCGTTGTTTGCTGTATCAATTTTGTTACGAACTTTCTTAAACTTCAATCCTACAATAACACCCTGCTCATCCATATATCTCATATCATAAGCATCACCATCAATTACTTTATAACCCATAAATGATTGTGGTAATACCTTACCTTCAAATACCATAGCAACCCTACCTTTGTTTTTATTCAACAAATCTAAACATTGGAACATATTGTGTCCGCTGAATGAATATGTAAGGTCATAGTTATCGTACTTATCTAACATTTTAAATCGTTTAGATACTTTGGTATAATCATAGAACTGAACATCATTGAACAATTCTAATATATTCTTACCATTTAATTTGAATGTAGTTAAATCAATATCGGATGTACCATTGATACGAACTGAAAATGTATAACCTTTACTTTCAGCAACATATTTAGCTTTCTCAATTTCGGTAACTAACCAACCCATAAAGAACTCTCTATGTTCAAAGAATAATTTTGTTTTAGCGATACGGGCTTTATTAATGTTATTCTTTTTAACATCAATACGATTATGTCCCGATTCAGTTAAACAAGCCGTTCTACATTCTTCCGTACTCATAGGACATACATTATAACCACTTTGAGAAGCGGGTGCAAGATAAAGTATATACGTCATTTCGTTATACTTTAAACCTTTCGCGATTTTTGAACTACTCGCCACACTACCTAAATAAGATAACTTAGTTTGTTTTTTGGCACTACCAATTGTTGTAAATTTCATTGTACTCATATTAAGATTTTTTTATATATGTTGGGATATTCTCTGTCGAACAAAGTAAAGATACAACTTTTTTACATACTGGCCAAATATTAAGGAAAAAAAGTTCATTGATTATCAACGAGTTATGAAATGGGTTATTTGAGAATTGTGCAACTCATTGATTATCAATAAAGAATTTTTTCATTGATTATCAACGAGTTATGAGGGCATAAAATAACCTATTGAAAATCAACGAGTTATGAAAACCTCATAATTCATTGAAAATCAATAGGTTGCATAACTTATTGAGAATCAATGAGTTATGAAATACCCTATTTTTTGGTTAAAATAACATAATACAAAAACGGGGAACATTTCTGCTCCCCGTTTTCACTTATATTTCTAAATTTGTTTCTTGGTGACTTCTATTTTCACTCAACAATTCGGGTACTAAATTATCTAATTGATTAGTACCTTTATTATGTTTTGATGTTTTGTGTCCTCTATCATATTTTTTCACTTCACGCAATGAGATAGAATTACCTTTCGCATCTTTAAAGTTATTATGTAATAATACTTTCTCTTTTGATGGCATTTTAATATCAGAACTAATTATACCTTCTGCTTCCAATTCATCCCAAGGAAAATACTCAACGAATAACTTCATTCTCTTTTCAGGTTGTCTACTACCTTGACCGCCTGACCAATATGAATAACCTTCTTTCTTTTGTTCCCATTGATTTGTTTCACTATTAAACATACCAGAAGCTGAATGTTGTATATCTTTTAAAGTAATATCCCACTTTAAAAACTCATTAATAAACTTTGTGTTATCTACAATAACAAACTTTCTATTAAAGTTAATATTGTTGAATAATGTACTATTTGATTTTACATTATCCATCAATTGTCTTAGAATAACATAGTTTACTAAAGGTGTTACTTTGATTTTATCGGCATCTTTTGCTTTTGCAAAATTAAAATACTCTAATGAATACTTTTGTACATTTTCTAATGTAGTATCTGCAATACCATGTAAAGGATTACCAATAGTTTTTCTAACATCATCTTCACTTGGCCAAACACCAAATTGGTATATGTGTGCCAAACTTGTAAGCATCAATTGGTCACCATCCACATCAAACTTCAATGCATCATTGATAGAACCATTCATACTTTTTTCATATCCTAATGTAAATGATGGTTTAATCTTTTCCAACATCTTAAGAGTATATGATTCGAATCTATTGAATTGTTTTAATATCTGAAACCAACTCCAGTTAAATCCTTTTTGTTTATTAATCAATGATTGAATAACATCTTCCAATTTAGCAAAGTCTTCTATAATATTAAAAGTTAAATCTAAGTTATAGAAATACTCTTTAATTTCACTTGGTAAATCATTGAAAGATTTTTGTGATAAGATACTATTACGTTTTCCATCAACATATAATTCAATATCATTTGATTCCAAATCCAATGCATACTTAGAATCTTTATCAATGTAAGACATGATACCCAATATCAATCTACTTTGTCCATCCAGACATACTAATACTTCTTCATCTAAGATTTCGTATCCTTTTAAGATTTCCATAATCTTAACATATTCTTCTCTAACCTTACCATCTGCAGCATCAATCTTATCTTGTACCACTTCAATAAGTTTTGATAAGTAAACAACACTAAATGTATCCAATACGTTTGTACCCTTCCAAACCGAAATGATAAACTCTTTACAATTCTGATATTTGTTCCCAAACCATTTATCTTTTAAAAGTTTTCTTTGTAAGAACTCAGGAATAGTAATCAATGTTTTATCAATTACCATCTGCTTCAACTGACCTATATTAAAATATACTGTCGTTGAACTAATTTTGTTTCTAACTTCTACCATATTATTTTTTTTAAATTTACAATTATTTTTTCACTTTACCAAAGAATCTTTATGGTTTTTCTTCGTTTGGTTCTTCAAACATACTATTGATGGATTGAAAATCAAATTCATCAATAGCATCTTTCATAGATATCATCTTTCCATTGTTGAATATTAAATCAACATATCCAAATACAAATCCAATTGTAATAATAACTATTGGTTGAAATCCTAATTCCTTTTCATTTGGTGTTGGCTCAATTGTTTTCTTAATTTGTAGTCCTATGAGTAATCTCTCCGAACTTAATAAACTAACTCCTACTTTCATTCATTTTGTTTTGTATTTTTTGCAATCTTGCTTTCCACCTTCTTTCCATTCTTAATTCATCTAAACTCAGTGGGTCGAAAATGTTTAAGATGATATCTACTAATTTTGTCATATTATTTTTTTATCTGAAATTTCGAAAACAAATATTTGCCATGTTTGTAATTTGGTACTATCCAAATAACACATCCCTTTATGAGATTCTACTAAGTATTTTCCTGTTACATTTAACCATCTATTTAATTTTACAAAAATAGATTTTTGAACATCATACCTACCAGCTTCCATTGGAATAAAACAAAATGTGTATTCTCCAATGTTCACATCTACTCCATATAATATCCATTCACATCCCTGCGAACTAAACTCTTTACTTTTAACTTTTTCTATGTTTAGTATTGTTAGCATATTTTATATTGTTTGTATGAAAATTATAATCTTATCCTAATGCAACAAATCTTAGTTTGTCAATGAATATGTCTATGTTGCTAATTTCTTTTCCTGTTATATACAATTTATGTCCCGTACTACTATGTAATGTAAAATATGTTCCTAATGCATTATATTGAGCGGGTTCTCGTTCCAATGTAACTGTTATTGCGTATTTTCTATTAGATAATTCAAATCTATATTTGTGTTCAATAATCATTTGAGTAGCATCAAAATCCTCCTCAACTCTTGCAACATAAAAGTTTTTCTTACCCAATGTTTTATTTACTATTTTATGTAGGTTTCTTATTGTTATCATATTCTTATATTGTTTGCATACAAATTATAATTTTATCAATTGTGTCAAATTCACTTTTTGATAACCAAAGGGTTTTACTATTGTATTCCATTATGTAAAATCCATTTTCGGTTTGTTTTCTATGTAGAATTATCGTTTCTACTGCCGGTTTTATAGTAGCATCATATCCTAATGTAAATTCATAATGAAATTTGTGTTCTTTCACTCCAATAATATTAAACACTTCGTTATATTTTTGTCCGATTATTTGTTGGACATTTTTAATTGTTAGCATATTTTATTTATTGTATTGTATATCCCAATCATGTACTGCAATTGAAAGGAAATCTAAGAAACTTTGTTTGTCTAAAATATCCATCTCATAACAATCCAATCTATAACTTCCGTTTGGATGTTTAAGTGTTCCTACCCATCTATCTTCTACTTTTATTTTTCTATGTAAATTGTATTCAAATTTACCAAAGTAATCGTAGTGTTCGAATTTAAAATTATATGTATCATACAAAGATTCTGCAACTTCTTGCACATTCACTTTGTGTCCATGAACAAATCCTACATTACCTACATTCTTTATTGTTAGTTTCATATTAATTAGTTTGATAAAAATGTTCTGTTTTCACTAATACTTTTTTGATATACCCTGCAAAATCGGCTGCATCTTTTAGTTCATCTTTTGATATATGAATTCCAGTTACTCTTTCCAATCCCATATTAAACATATAGTAATTGCCCGTTTCATCTACTTCTTTAGTTAATACTATATCGTGATGTTTGTTGTATTTTTTTGCATCATATTGTTCTGAAATTTTAAATACAAAATATCTATCAGTGCTTTTTGTTAAACTATCATCATAATCACCTGCTGCTATAATACTTCTATTATTTGCAATCATTCCTATTATCCTGTGTATATTTTGTATCTTTAACATAGATTATATTTTTTAATGAGAAAATAACAGGGGAATCGAACCCCTGTAAATTCCAAATTATCTTATTGAATATTCTTAAACATTTGTGGTACTTGTCCATAAACTGGTAACTTACCATCCCATTTGTTAATGTATTCTAATTGTAACAACAATGGAGTAAGGGTTTGTTGCTTCATTCTATTTGCTTCAGCTTCCGCTTTAGCAGATGTCAACATCGCCTGTGCATTACCTTCTGCTGTTGCTACTTTAATCTTTGCCTGTGCTTCTGCTGTCTTAACTTCATTCTCTGCTCTCAATGCTGCCTGAACTGCGTTGTTCTTAGCTTCAATTGATTTCTTAAACGTTTCAGGATAAATCAGGTTAGATGTGAACTGATTGATAACGAATCCCTCCTTTAACAATTGTGCATCTAATAATCTACGAACCTCAACTTCAAATACTGCTCTATTACTAATCAATTCATCAGCCGTATATTTGTTGGTTGCCAATCTGAATGCATCGTACACTGCTGTCTTTAAGAATCCTTCCTCAATATCTTCCAATGGTCTACGATACTTACTAAATATTGCAGGAACTTTTTCCCTTTGAACTGAGTAATTCATAATTGGTGATACTGCAAATTCCGAACCATCCTTACTATTTACAATAAATGAATTATCACCTTTATATTCTTTATGTTGAATAAATGTTGGGAACTCATATACTCTCGTTGTAAGTGGATTGTAGAATACCATACCGGTAACTGCTACTACATCATCTACACCTTTGTTATCACCATACTGATTCACTTTAACACCCACATGTCCTGCATCAATTCTCTCACATGACATAAATAAAAATACTAATAGGATAAAACCTACTACACTTACCACAATACCTTTTACCATTTGTTTTTGTTTTAATTGTCTTTCTAATTGTTCTTGTCTTTCTTGTTCTTCAATTTCTAATTGGCGCCTTTGCCATGCATCTAAATTATCGTATGCCATATTACTTTGTTTTAGGTTTACGTTTTGTTTTAGGTTTGGAAACTTCTTTCACTTCTTTATCAGATGTTACATATTGATACAATGCCAATCCACCCCAAACTAATAACAACAATAATCCGATACCGGACATTATGTTTAAGAATGTATTGGCAGTTGTAAGACCTGGATAAATTACAAATTCTAAAATCAGAAATATTGTAATAATATTAATGATTTGTGTTTGATACTTTTTTAATAACTTCATTTTATTTTATTTTTTAATTAAAAGGATTATGTTCCATTGGATAGAAATCTTCATCATCTATCACTTCGTTGGTATCTACATATCTATATCTTTCTAATTCACTATCGTATGTAACCAATCTATCCGTTTCTTCATCTTTCCATTCCAAATCACCATCTTGGTAATCTTCATCATCACCTTTCACTTCATATACCCCACAAAATGCCATACCAGGTTCTTCAAATGATAATTTAAATTGTAAGGATGGATAAACACTAGCTGCAAATTTTATGAATTGCGTATTAGGTCCCCATGCTGTATTATAATAAACACATAACCCTTCACCATCCATTTCATCGACATGACTATCCGCACAATCCCATTTTGTTCCCCAATTATCTACTCTCCAATTATACCAATCAGTATATCCGTATTTTTCTTCAAGTTGTTTAATATGATTTTCAAATTCCAACTTACCATCCGTATCATTTTCATCACCTCTCCACATTACAGGTGATGTTTGTTCCAATAATTCAGGTGGAGTTGGCATCAAACCTTCCATACTAAAATTAATAGTATTATGTTCGTTTACAACTAATACTCTTTTTTTAAAATCTTTTAATGCGTCCAAGTCTCCTTCAACGATTAATGTGTTATTACACCAATTTGGCATATACTTTGTTTTAATCTTTAATAAAAAAATTGGGGAGTGCTACTCACACTCCCCGTTGTTATGAAACTACTACCAAACTATCGTTTCTTCATCAGCAGGTTGTTCATCTTTCACTTCGTTGAACAATTCACTTTCATTAGTCTTTACATACTTTTGAATCAATTGTTTTACGAATACTCTCTCACTATCCAATCCACCATCATTACTGAAATAGGGTAAGATTGCAATCTCTGCTGCTTCCATCAATGAGAAACCATCATAAATCAAACCAGCCGCTTCTACATTCACACGGGTTGATACGATTGTAGATACTTTACTCATATCAGTTTTAATCAATTGACGAGTTGTATCGGCAATCTCTGCCAATGCATTCAATGAATACTCATCTGCTTCAGGGAACTTAAACTTCAATAAAGCAAGTTCACTTTGTTTATCTAACAAGTCCATTTCGATTTGAACGAAACGGTCCATAATAGCTCTATCCATAATACGGGTAGACGTGTATTCATTTCCTATATTGGCCGTGGCGATAAACGTCACACCATTTGCAACTTTTACGATTGGTGAACCTTCAGCCTCATCCAAACGTAAGTATCTTTGTCCACTATCCAACACAGTCATTAAGATATTCCAAGCTTCTGGGTGAGAACGAGAAATCTCATCCAATAAGATAATTGCGTTTGGTGTCTTAATAGCTTTAACGAAAGCAGACTCACTAAAGAATGTACCACTCTCTTTGTTAAAGTGTGTATTACCGATAAGTGTTGCTCTCGGGTCTTGTGTAGCACCTAAGTTAAAATAGAAATCAGGACGTTTCAATGAACGAACCAATGATTGTGCTGCCAATGTCTTACCACAACCAGTAGGACCTGTCATCATAATGTTCTTACCACGAACTGCTGAACGTAATAAGTATTTCCACTTCAACGATTCAATGAATAAACCTTCTGGTTTCAATTCACCACCTTTCTCATGGATAAATTGTTTCAATGCATCATGTGTTTCAAATGCTTCACTTACACTATCACACGCTTCATCATTGATTGTGTTAGCTAATTTTTTAAACTCATCCATCTCAACCATTTTGTAGGTCAAATTACCATTCTTACCTACATAACCACGTAGTGCTTTTCCTTCACTATGTGCTTGTTTTATTTTAGCCTTACTTATTCCGGCTATCTTTGTTACAACATCACCTGTTGTATTCATCAATGCGAATGCTCTACCAACTTGGATAGATTTGTAACACTCATTTGTGAAGCCAACGTTGGCATCCACTGTCTTTTTCGTAGTAGTAGTTCTACTCATAACCTATTGTTTTATATTTGTTTAAATTAATTACACTCTAATAAAAAACCCCACTACATTGTGGGGTTTATTTTTATGATTTTTTTAAGAACATCTCATTCATTGTTTTAGCAACTTCAAACATATTCTCAACATTTACATATTTGGCATCATTACCATAACTCTTTTTGAAAATCTCCCAATCGGTAGAATGTTCAAAGTTACTTCCACCATAATCGGTGATAAAGTATGATAAGATATTGATACCATTACCCATCATTTTTTTCACTTGTCGGTAGGTATGCTCTGCAGCATTTCTTCCACTATAATGTATATCATCACCACCACTATTGATACTATATGTTGGTTGTCCATCTGAGAAATTTAAGAAATAACTATCCGTATCATTTGTTGTAGGGATAAGTTGTTTCATAATTGCTTCAAAACACAAACCTTCGGGTGTAGTATTTGTTACATCCAATTTACTCATATAATCACAAAATTGTCTAAATGAATCTCTACGACTATCGTGAACCAATGCAATATAAGGTAAACCTCTACCACCCGTATCGGTTGAACGAATGGATACCTGCGTATTGATGTTACGAGCCATTTGACAAGCTTTGATAATAGCTACAGTCGATGTGATTGCTTTCTTAATCTTACTACCACTCATTGATCCAGAATAGTCAATTGAGATGTGTAAGTTAGCTTTTTTGAATTGGTCAACATCTTTTGTATAGAATACGTTTTCGTTATCGTAACCCAATGTTGCAACCAATCTACCATCAATTTTACCCTTCTTCAATCGGTTAAAGACTGTTTCTCTACTTTCATTTCTGATTTGTAATTTCTTACCCAATAGAGTACCCAACATTATACCACGCTTTACATCATCTTCATATCTACTATTCAATCTATCATCATTCCATCTACGATTGGTAAAAGGAAAATCATCCGATTCCATCAATTTTTTCGTAAGTTTTTTCACTACGATACAATCAACACCTTTACCAATTCTCTCACCCCTATCATTTGTCAAATCACTACCTACACGAACCAATTCGGTACCTGATTCTTGTATATCATCCAACTTACTATTTTCTTGATTGGTAAGTTTTTTCTTTTTAATATCACCATTCAAAAAGTCTTTTTGCTTTTGGAACTTTTTAGCAAGTTGTTCTGCAGCTGATTTTGATAACATATCTTTACCAGTTTCACCCATTGTAGGTGCATCACCACTTGCTCCACCCATTTGTTCGTTTTCTTCATCACCCGGCTCATTTACATCACTATCACCTTGCTTACCATTTGGTTGACCATCTTTGTTATTACCATCACCTTTACCGGCAGCTTTAGGTTGTTCTTGCATTGGAACATATCGTAAAATTTCATCTACAATATCAATTGCAAGTTCTAATGATTGAGTTGTAGTTTTCAATCTATGTATATTTTTCAAATCCAATTTACGATAGATTGCTCTCAAACCTTTCAATTTGGTTAGGTTGGTTTCGGTATTTAATAAGTTGATAATACGGAACATATAACTTTCAAATGTTTCTTCCGTAAATTCATCACTCTTTACACCTTTTGTTACAGCCTTATCGTTGAAATAGTGGTCATACATACTCACATAATAATCTCTATAACCAGGTGCTGAATTGTATATGTAATGGTCAATACGTCTATCTTCAATCCAATTCGTAAGACCTTGTACAATATCTACAACTTCATCCGTTGGATAACCTTTACTACCAATTTTACCTTTGTTAGAGTAAATGTCATTCATTTGAGTTTTGAAATCAGGTGAAAGTGCGTGTATATATTTTTGAACATAATCTTCAATATATTTATCCGTTTCATCTTTTGTCATTTCAACTTTACCATTTGAAAGATTCATCTCATTGATATATCTAATATCGGATGAGATACGAGAAAGTGCATTTCTCAAATCTGCTATCTGCTTCAACAATTTGAAATCAGAAAGAATGATGTGAGAACCTTCGTGTAATGCCAAACCAACTGATACGTCAAAGTTATCATCTACATCTGCAGAAAGGATAACTTTTTCACCATCCGTTTTACTATCACTTTTTGTAGCGAATGAAACGGGTATTGATTTGTTAGTTACAATTTGAACGAAATTTGAAACCGCTCTTCTAACCGATGCCAATTTGTAAAGATTATGTGTCTTTTTATAAGCATCTAAATCTTTCTTTTGAAAACTACCATATTGTTCAAGATAGTCAAAAGATGTATCGTAATCATCATACCAAAATGATGACGCGTAATTTTTACCTTTTACCAAATAGTCTTTGGTGCCGGTTTTGAAGTTTTCATACCAACTCATAATATATGTTTTTATCTTTTTTGTGGGGATATATGTAAATATACGACTTTTTTCCCGAATTACCAAATATTTATTAAACTTTTTTATAATATGTTCAAAATCAACCATTTATGCATAAAAAAACACCTACATATGTAAGTGTTTGATTATCAATGAGTTATGAAAATGGGGTATTTTACCCTATTTTTATGTGTTTTTCAATCCAATTTTCAATATTTTTATTTTCTTTTCCAACTATGAGATTATTATCTAAAATCTTTTTTAATTGCATATGATTATGAAATAGTTTTTCTTGAACTTCGGTACTATAATAATATTCTTCATTTAAAGATTGTAAAAATTCAGAGTCATTATTAAAAAATGTTTTAAAACCAAGTTCTTCCAATGCTTCATTAAACATCTTTGGATTTGGACTATAATAAAATACGTTTTTAAAATATAATGGCCAAATTGTCTTTGGTGAAAGAGAGGCGTGATAATACCATATATTTTCTGGATCTTCTGAATATGGGACACATGCTTCGGAAATTATATTGAACATGGTTTGATTATGAATTTCACACAATCTATCTTTTTGTTTACCTTGTTCCTCCGATATATTAAAATTTTCACTTTCTGGTATTATTTTTAAATCCGTTAATTTATCCAAATCAATATTAAACTTAGAAATAAATTCTCTATGTTCAGGTCTATCATAAAGATAGCTTGATTTTTTTAAAAGTTCTGGAGTATTTTTCCCACCTCTACCTTCGTAATTATGAAATGATATTAAATTTTTATCGTTTAATTGTAAATTGTTTGGTAATATGATTTTATCCATCACAAAATCTTTTGATAAAGTTCTATTAAATGTCATATAATTTAATAGTATTTTTTTAGTATTATGGTGATGGATTCTATTTTCATATGACCTCATCATATTACAATTACCTGCTGCCATCAAAAATGTCAATTCTAAATCAGGTGCAATTATATTATCCGAACCAATAACTTTTTGTAAATACTTTATATATCCAAATGTGAAATGCTTAAAATATATTTTTTTATCAGAATCTACCCATCTTCTTAAAACAGGAATCAATTCTTCGTTTAAAAAATGTTCACTTGTTGTAAAAAATATATTATTATAATCTTTAACTTTTTCTTCTATATCTTTCCAAGTCAAAAAATATACATTGAATGGTATAAAAATAGTATCTCCAGAATACCATATTTTATTATCTTCATTTATTTTTTTATATAATTCATGTATATTTAAATCTACTCTCATAAACTAAAATCTTCATTTGTATTTAATCCTTTTGGGATTTTTGTGTTATTTTGTGGTTTGTTACCTACGACGGTAATCTTTGTTTGTGGTTGTTGATTTTGTTGTAAAAGCTCTTTTATTTCATTCAACATTTCCATCAATGTTTGAAATTGTATATCATTCATATTAAATTATGTTATACTTTTTAAATATGTTTTCTGAGAATATATTATCAATAACTTTTAAATTATTTGTTTCTATTATTTCATCGGTATTATAACACTCATGAAGTGAATTCATTATACCTTCCGATGTATATTCTTTTATAAACCTAGAATTAGCGAATTCAAATCCAGCTTCATGTAAATCCAAAAAATGAGCAGGTGATGTTATCAACATTGTATTAACATCAAACAATTCCATATATGCCGATTTTAATATTTTTTCCGTAGTGAAATAAGGAAAGGTTCCAGGCATTACTCCAAAATGTGTTTCTGATGTTAGAAAATAATTACAATTGTAAAAATCAAATGCAGTTGAAAAATGCTGATTTCTTTTATATTGTGATATTTGATATTCGGCCTGTGATTTATACGAATGTACCAATGTATCTGGTTTAGATTTGAACCAATCTACATATTCATGTCTCCAAGTTCTTAATACGGAACCATCTCTTTCTTTCCAAGATGATAATCCATATAATCCTACTTTATATTTTTTTGGATATGTTACTCTATCTCTTTCCGTACCACTAATATAACATGAACCATTTACCGTGTGAAAATAGTATAAAGAAAATCTTAAATCGTAAATAAAATTTGGATGTTTTATTAATTGACTATCATATGTTGATGAATAAATTTTAACACCAAAATTCATCAACCTTTCCCACAATGCAACACCATGATGTCCATTATTTAAACCTTCACCATATGCCCAAATTACAAAATACTTTTTTGATGGGTCTAATTTTTCTAAATATCTATCTATATCATCAAAGGTTGCATGGTAGTGACACAATCTCGTAATATCCAATTCAATAACATCGTATTCGGACATGTTATCAAGTTGAATATCGTCATTTGCATGTCTTAAATTAAAGACAAAAGTATTACCTTCACTTTTAAATGAAAAGATGTTACCATCGGAACGAGATTCAGAATAATTACTATTTCTATAAGCTAATTCTCCAACAAAGTATCCCGATTCAGTATTAAATTTTATAACCATTTATTAGAATTTGTTATTCTGCCTCTTGCCAGTTATCTTTTTCAACTGAGAACTTACTATCGGTATTATTTTCTTTTAACCAATTTTCAGCTTGTTCTAATGTTAAACCCGTTAATCCTTCAACTGCTAATGTACTATCAACGGTATTGTCAACGATACAATAAAATTTTTGTTCCATGTTTATAGTTTTTATTTACTATAAATATTAAAATTATTCGGTTTCATGGGAAATTATATCACTATATTGTTTAGCCCCTTTTGGATTTCTTTCCATAAAGATTTCATATGCAATTTCATGTCTATTTAATTCTACTTTTAGAGGCCACAGTTCTGCCTGCAAAGAATCAATCTTATTTTGTAACGAATCGATTGTTTGAGCTTTAGCAATATCACCATTACCTAATATTTCAATCTTTTTTTCACTACGCAATTTTGCTAATTCCTTTTGTTGTAAGAAACATATAAGGAGTACCGATACGGCTCCTGTTCCTACAATTGCTTTCTGATATTTTGCAATAAACTCTTTCATAATTTTTTATTTATTTAACCAAGCATCTATAATACCACTTTTAATGTCTGGGTAGTATTTAAGGAGTAAAAGTACTCCCACTATAGTCCATAATGTAAGATTAGTACAAAGTTTTTCTAAATCTTTAATAAATTCTTTCATAATTTTATTTTTTAGGTATAATAATCCACGCCAAACAGTACATAAAAATCATAGGAAATGGAGCACATATTAATGCCAAAAAAAGTAATCTCCAAATTGTTGGGTCACTATTTGTATATTCGGCGATACCACCACACACTCCACCTATTCTACTATCTGTTGTGCTTCTAAATAATTTTTTCATAACTTTTTCTTTTATATAAATATTAAAAATCTCCTTCTGCATGGACTGTATTATCATCCCAATCATCCCAATGGTCTCTTCCGGCGGAAGTATGTAAAAAATCATCACCTTTGTAATCTGGGTGATTTTCTTTCATATCAGAAATACCTTTTACCCATGCCCATGAAAGTAAAACGGAGGCGGTAACAATAAACAAAACAACAACAAACATAAAAATATATAATAAAGGGTTAATAATTCCTTTTTAGTCCCACCATCCTCTCATTCCACTATTTTTTCCACCTTTCAAATTTTTCCACAATTCTTTCCATTCAGCCTCTTCTATTTCGTGAGACCTTTTGAATACTTTACTATTGTGTTCTCTTTGTTCAGGTGTATCTTCTATATCATCAAAAAGCCAATCTCTGTTTTGGATTTCTCCCAACTCAATTTCGGCATCTTTAAGATATTCATCTTCTCTAATTCTATCAATTAAGTATATTACTCTTTTGATTTCATTAACTTTTTTCATCCTACTCACATCCTCTTCCCAACCGTAAAACTCTAAAGTATGAGCAAGTTTAGTCAAAGAACGTCTTAACATCATTAGTGAGAAAATATAATCCCAAGAACGATGCTCCCATAATTCTTTTCTAAAATACCAAACATTCTCAATGAAATATGGTATCTTATATCTAAACAACTCATAGGTTTTATACCACCAAGTTTGTTGTCTATTTAATCTTTTTAAGGATTTGAAAAAGGTTTCGGTGAACTGAACATCCATAACTATTATGTTTTTGTTTTTTTCTTAAAAAAGTCCATTATTTTCTTTTCTTTTTGTATTGTAGTCCATGAACCATCTGGATTTTCTCTCAAAAGTGGTGCTTTCCAGATTTGAAATGCAATCCAAAGACCGCTACACATCATACCAATTCCTAAATAAATCATATTATTTATTTTTATATTTATCCAAAATTTTATATCTTCTATTTCTTTCTTCTTCAGTCATTATTGTATCAGGTGCGTATGTATGTGCGATATTTACCTTAACGCATAACTCAGGGAGTTTATGATTTCTGAAATAGTTGTTTACATATCCGATAATATTTGCTGCACCAATTGGATTTGCCGAATGTACATAGATAGTCGGTAACGGAATCTTTTTACTCATAGCTTCCGCTACCAAATATCTTGCACAATCCATACCCGTTTTTTCAGGTATACGATTATAATCCAATTCGTAATTTGGTTTTACATTTGTATAATATTCAACCATAGCTCCTTCACCCAAGTCATGATCTAAACTAATTACTTCATAGTTTTCTAAACCATTCATTCGGATATGTGCTACAAATTCATCGTAGTTTCTAACTACTTCCCATTCACCTTCGGTTGGTATGCGAACATCATCCAAATACAACCATATCTTTTTCTTTTGCATTATATAAAATTTAATTCTCTTGTCGAAAAATTATAATCAAATGTAATTGGTTTATTTTGATAAAAATATTCCAAACTACAACTACTACCATTGAAGGTATAAATATCACCCCAACTATCTTTATATGGTATTGTTCCATATCCATATGCTTCATGCACGTGGCCACAGAAATGTAAATGTGGTTTCACTTCATGCAATCTATGATATAAATCTGCACATCCTACATTTTCCGATGTGTTATATGTTCTATCACAATATCCATAAATCGGGCTATGTGTGATTACAATATCTGTATCAGATGGTATTTGATTCCACAATTGTTGTGCATCATGTCCTCTATTAACATTGAATGCCCAATCTCTACCAAACGTTGGTGAGTATGGTGACCCCCATATTTTTATTTGGTCTAATTCAACACATGAATCTTCCAAATAAAATACATTTGGATTAAGACCGGTTAATAAAACATTTTCCAACCAATCAGGTCTTCCATCTTTACCTTCATCTTCATAAACACGTCTATCAAACCAACTTGATTTTAATCTATATAATTTTTCACTTTGGAATGTGAGGTCGTGATTACCTGCTATAAAAATTTTATAGGTATAATTATCAATTCCATTAAACCATTTAACGAAATCTTTAACTTCACTTTCTCTACCAATAGATGTAAAATCACCTGAATGAATTAATATATCTCCACCAGGCAAATCATTAGTCAAATTCTTATGTTTGTTATGTGTATCGCTAATTGCCGTTAATCTTAGTTTCATAATCTATTTCTTTACCACCGATAAGTTGATATGCTTCAAACAACGAATCAAGTGCTTCTTCAAATAATATTTTTATATCTTCCTCATTATCCGTTAATGGATGTTCTATTAAATGGTCATTTATATTTTCCATTATAATATATGTCCTATCCATTAACTCCAAATAATGTCCTGGATTTAGTATATGTTTATTTTTTTTCATAATTAGGGTTTGTAAAAATAACTAATTCCTGACCATTTATTTTCTACAATATCTTTTATTTCAATACGATTTCCATTTGTATATTTTCCAGTTCTAATTTCTGCTATAAGTTGTGGAACACCCATATTATCTTCAGAAAGTGCAGTATCGTGAAATCCGATAATTCCACCTTTTTTTACTAATGGATAATACAATAAAAAATCACACAAAACGGATTCGTATGAATGATTACCATCTATAAATAAAAAATCTATATCAGATACTTTACTATAAACATCCGATATAACTTTTTCATCATTTGAATATCCAACAAAAAATTGAGAGCGTCCATCATCCAATATCCAATCACCATAAAACTTTTTAGTATTTCTACCAAATTCTCTAATCCTTTCAAAGTTCTTTTCTATTGTAATTACTTTATCGTATATATGTCTCCATAAAAAGTGTGTACTACCAAAAAAGCCTAATCCTATTTCTAAACACTTTTCTGTGTTAGAATTTAGTAAAACATCTATAAACTTTTCTAATTCTTCTTTGTTTTGTTGTATTCCAACTTCTTCATTTAAGTAATTATCATGTATAGCAGGGTATGGACTGAAATCAATCGGAACGTATCCACCATTTCCTTTATCAGAAACCCACTTATCTAATTGTAAAAATATTTCGTCTTTTTTCATAATACTAATATAATAAAAAAACCCCAAATTACCAAAAGTATTTTGAGGTCAGTTTTGCTGTAAGGGATAGATTCGAACTACCAAAGGGAGATTCAAAAAGTAACAACATAGCCGGCTTTGTGGTCAACCCATATTACTTTTCTATTTCTTTATCCCTGCCCACGAGACGAGTGGGTGTGTTTGCCATAGGGAGCTACCCAATTTCACCACCTTACAATGTGCGGAGAAACAGGGATTCGAACCCCAGATACCTTTCAGTATGCCGGTTTTCAAGACCGGTGCATTCAACCACTCTGCCATTTCTCCTACTTATTTATTAAAAGATTTATCTCTTTTACCTTGTCAGAGTAAATATAATCTTCTAATATTTTTTTATTATTTTTACTTTTTTCTTTTGTTTCTAAATAAAGATTTTCAAATTCTTCATCTGAACATTCTTTCATAAATGTAACAAATTTTTCGTAATTTTCAAAATTTTTATTTAAAGTATAAAAACCATCATTATGAAGTTGATTTACTATATCATCTGCAACATGTAAATAAAAGGGTGTATTAACTACTAACCCCTTACAGGTTTTTTCCGATGCAAATAAAACATCATTAAATTCCGCATCAAATGTTTCAAAAATCAAATTAAATTTACAAGTAGTATAATCCGTATAAAATGAAATATGATATTGGTTATAGTTTGTGTAATACCAAAACCAATCATCTTCATTAAATTCTTTTTTATAAAATCTATCTATATTTTTAATTTTATTAATCGCTTTGATTCTACCTAACCTATCACCAACTTTACTATAAACAAATATTTTATTTTTCCTATTTTTGTTTTCGTAATCATCTTCCATATATAAAAAATTATTCAAACCAAATTTTTGGTACGAATATAAAAAACCATATTTAATATCAAAAATAAATTTATCAGGATTTTCATATGCCCAATAAAAATAATCTTTTCTATTAATTGTTTTTGCAGATGAAAAGAAATATTTTATATGTTCATATTGTTCAATATTATATGGTTGTATATTACTTATAACTTCATTATGATTAAAAACAATTGAATAATCAAAGTTTTTAAAATCTATTTGCTTTTCTAAATAGTTAATAATAAAATCATTAGTATCACTACCACCATCAGAAATTAAAAAATGAACATAGTTGCTTTCGGTAAGTGTTTTTATAATAGAAAGTAAACGTTCATGTGGTTGAAAATTTATAACATAGTAGATATAGAAATCGTATTTTTCTGAATAAAATAATTGATATTCATCATTTTTTTCAACCAATCGTTTATCGTTTGACAACGTATGTGTAAAATATACAGAATTATCACGTATACCTGTTACAATTATTTTTTTATTTTTTAATTCCATTAAAACATATTATTTTCTCTATCCGCTCGTCTTCGAGCCTCTTCAGCTTCTTTGTATACTCTAACCCAAGTTAAAAATACATCAACTGGTGCCAATGCCCAACACATAATTAGCATTGCCATTGTATCCATTCCAGGTGTAATTCCTAATCCACCTGAACGAATTTCTCTGTTCCATTTTTTGAATGACATATATAAACAATATACCAAGCAAATCAAATAATAATTACCAAAAAATCCCATAACATTTGTTTTTATTGTTAGTTGCCCCTCAAGGATTCGAACCTCAACAAACAGTACCAAAAACTGTCGTACTACCGTTATACTAAAGGGCAATATTTGAGCGGATGAGAGGAATCGAACCTCCGTCTCCTACTTGGAAGGAAGGAGTAATGGCCATTATACGACATCCGCAATAT